AAACATAAGTTTGAGGCGCTGGATGACTTGCTATCTGAGAACCAGCACGCCAACACAATTCTGGTTTATCAATATCAAGAAGAGTTAATGGAACTGCACCGCCGCTATTCCAACTTGGTGACGCTTGACGATGAAGACGCCATCGGGCGCTGGAATGCCGGTCAAATTGAACTACTGGCGGTGCATCCTAAGCCTGCCGGTCACGGGTTGAACCTTCAACACGGTGGCTGCAAGATGGTCTTCGTGTCGCTGCCGTGGTCGCTGGAGTTGTTTGAGCAGACGGTCGGACGCCTACATCGCAGCGGTCAACTGCACGATGTCTGGGTCTACATTATGTCAACTCAGAAGACGATTGATGAAAAAATTTGGAGCGCGCTTCAGGACAAACGCGCGGTGTCGGACATTGCTATGGAGGCGCTGAAATGAAATACGGCATCCTAGATGACGAGGGCAACGTCATCCGGTGGGTTTGGTTCGCGCCGCCCTATCCGCACGTGGCGGTTAAAGTACCGCGCCCACGCAAACCCAAGTTGGACCTGTCTCAGGTCCCTGACGCACCATTCTGAGGTAGACATGATCGTTAAAAGAAAATTCATCAAAGACTGGGACAAGTCACAGATCAGCACCGGTTACCAGCGCCCCAACCAGTTCCGCATCATCACCTGGGACATGGGCCGCATCCAGTCCTGGCTACTTGGTAAGCAACCGCTGGCGCGCACACTATTAGAGAAGGTGATCCGATGAAGTTAGTCCGAGCCAAACTGATCGCCGCCCGCGAAGAACTTATAATTCGCCAGCGCGAACTGGCCGCAGCGCAGCGCAACTACAACCGCGTTATTGAAACCCTTAAAGAGTTAGAGGTGCGAATTGAATCACACTTGGCGGGGCTTAAACGTAGCTCTGAAGACGCTGGACGAGCAGATGGTGCTGGAGATGTTAAACCACGAGAGGGCGACGGAAGCCCGAGCCAGCATCCTGCGCCGCATTCACCAACGATATAACACGCTGCGCGTATCGCGCGAGCGGATCGAACTACTTCAAGAGGCTAAACAACCATGACCGACTTCGCAGCGTGGCGCTACGAGAACCTTGTGCAGTTTGCCAAGGAATCGACCGAGCGGATGAACTTGCTCAACGCGGAGATTGAGGCGCTAAACGCCGACTTAAAAGCGGCGATTAACGCCTACCGCGACCTACTTCGCCGCGACACCCTTGGATTTTTCGAAGCTACGCATACCGCCGAAGCCGAGAAGGCCGGCGAGTAAGGTCATCAACTGTTCAACTTGGAGGTCTGGCGGCGCGGCCAGACCCTTTGGGATCAAGTCCACGCCCTGCCCAAACGCCCAACACCATTGCATCAAAGGGTAGCCAAGAAATTGGTAAGCCAGACCTGCAACCCCAACCCAACCCACAGCAGGACGCCAACCAGAGACAAATACGCTAGTAGACGCCGCTTCGATCTTGTTGATATCCACCTGCGCGAGGTCTGTAGCTTGGTCAATGCGCTTCTCTTCAAGGTCGAGCTTGCGCTCTTCCAACGCCATCTGAAGGCGTTCTTTGTCTGTCGTAATGAGGTCGCCCGCGACCTTGCCCACGCCTTCAATTATCGATCCTATACCGATGAGATCCATTACTTTAGTCCGGACAATGTACGGTTGATCCAGCCGAGGAGGAACTTGGACTGGGTACGGTTTTTGTTGCAGATGTCAGCGTAACGGGTGATCTTCGCCAGCGCGTAGGCTTTCTTGAACGATTCGGGTTCAACATTGTTGAACTTCTGCAAGGTCATATTACCAACCGCGCCATCTGGCGTAGCACCTACGATCAACTGCGCCAACTTAACCGCGACGCTCATCCCGGTGTTTACGCCGAAGTTGAAAACCGATTCCGCAACAACTTGGTTCGTAATTTCATCCCCTCGTAAACGATCCCAAAACTCAGTTTTATAGAATCCACGTACCATTCCAGTAAGGAGCGGATTGTTGATTTCGTTGTGGTCAATGAGGTTCCAGCCGCCCCAGTTGGGGTTTTTGTTTCGCGCAATTCCAGCATAAGTCATCCCTCCGGTATCACCGGGAATAGTGTGTAGAACGTAGCCGCCTTCGTCGCGGATCATCTGTTCAAAAGCAGCGTTGAAGTCAGCCATTTTTGTCCTTTATTTTGTTGATCTGTTCCCACGCAGACTTCATCTTTTCCTCAAGCACGGCAACGCGCAAGTCCAGCTTGGACAGTACGATGATGAGCGTCACCAGACCAAGCAGTACCGGCCATGCCTTCAGAAAAAGTTCAACAATTTCCATTAGTACTCACTCACATCAATAAGTTGCCCGCGAAAGTCAATGATACCTTCGGCGTGTTTGCTGACCAGTTCAGGCCAAAGCGGTTTACTGTCTTTCATGGTTATGACCGCGAACCCGCTGCGCCAGTTGACGGGGCCGTCTTCAAGATAGTCAATGAACTGCGGCCCATCCGTTTCAGCAAGCGTTCCGGTGTCTACCCCCCAACGGACACCATTGTAATCCGAAAACGCCGCAACTTTTAGACTGTGAAGGTGTCCGGTAATGATGGTTGTACCGGCAGCGACTGTATTGTTGTGCGTCGCGTGAACGCCGCCTTTGTAGCGGTGCTTGACCACTACGCTATCTGACAACCAGCAAGACCAGCACGGATGCCATTTAGGAAAATGATCCTTGAGCGCCGTACCGCCGACCCCTTCAAATTGTGGCGCAGCTTCGGACAGGCGCGTCTCAAAGCGCGAATCATGGTTACCTAGCGGCCAGATCAGTTGTGTGTGATGGCGGGCCTTCTCGCAGGCGTCTTCAATCTCTTTAAGTGCTTCCTTGCAAGCATCAAGTTCTTGCTTCACGTTTGGAACCGCGCTCCAATTTATTCTAGGGTGTCTGCTGATCGAACTTCCGTCAAAAATATCGCCGTTGGCGATTACAACGTGCGGTTTAAGTTCGTTTATCGCCCATAACAAGCCCTTGAAGGCAGTTGACCGGATACCAGGCCAGAAGTGTGCGTCAGAGAAAATGATGGCGATGCCGTCAGTCAGGCCAGCTTCGTGCCGCGCTTTTTGAATGTGAATTGGTTTGCCAACTGGAAGACTAAGTTTTAACTTGTTTTCCAAATCACGCCGCCGAGAATGGACGCGGCGCTCAGATATGCCAGTTATTCTGGCTACTTTGACGGGGGATTTATGCTCTTCCCATAACCGCAAGAATTCTTCGTCCGTGATTTTTGATGGCATTATTCTTCATCCTTTTAGGAGAAGCACCCCAAATACCACAGTTTTGTTGCGGCGGGATGACCCCCCGAGGTTATCGGGGGGCCAGATCATTACTCGTCGGTCTGTTCGTCGATTTCTTCTTCTTCAGCGACTTCTTCGTCATCAGCGTGGGCTTGGAAGAGTGCGTCAGCGGTCGAAGAGAAAAGCGAAGAAAGCGTGAACTCGTTGATGTTCGATGCTTTGGCAACCAAGAAGGCGACCGAAAACAGCGCGTTCAGCGCGTCAACTGGCTCAGAATCATTGATGGCGGCAAGGATGTCGTCTTTCATGTCAAGCTCCAGAAAAAGGAACTTCATTTTACAAACCGACCATGACTGTTTAATGAACTTTCATTAACATTGTCAGCAGCATCATAATGATGGCCCCGCCGCCCGTGATTAGGATCTGCTCTAGGCGCTTGATCCGGGCGTGGATGCCGCGCGTTTCCTTCTCGATACCTTCGTACCGAATCGCGCAGACATCAACGTGGGCGTCAATTTTGTGATCGACTTCAGATAATGTAACCATGATTAGTCAGGCTGATTGTTACGAAGCATATTGGTGGACGGTTGCTCACCGAAAATCATGCGGTTGGCCGCGCCAAGCGCGCGATTTTTAGCACCGGTAACCCGACCTGCGCCGTAAAACGCCTCGCCCATTAAGCGCGGAGAAGTCAAGGGAAGCGCGAGCGCGAGTCCTGGGTGGCTGGCAAGGTAAGCCATGCCGCCAGCGCCGATGGCGCTCAAGCGGCCAAACCCTGTTGGGGCGTAACCTGACAACTCTTGCCCCGCGACCATCGGCATAATGTCCGCACCACCTTGTTCTTTAAGTTGCTGAACAAGTTGACGCTTATAATCGCTTGATGGTTTGTTCTTAACCAAACTCATCACTTTGTTGATTGCAGTTTCCGTAGCTATTTTGTCACCCGTACCAAGCGCGCGGTTAATGTCTCTCATCAAATCAAGCTGTTCTCCGTAGCTTTTCATTGCTTCGGCGTAATCGGGCGCTTGTTTAATGATCGTATTTTTGACCGCGTTGCTGATGTCAGTCACCGCGCGGCGGGCTTGACGATATGCGGGACTGTCAGGGTATACCGCGTCAAGGCGTTGCTTTAACGCGTCAAGATCCAGCGTGGTTCTGGCTTCAGGGTCGCTGCGCCACTCATCCAAAACTTTACCTATTTCATCAACAACTTTCTGTTCGCTTGCACCAATCTTAGATTTACCGCGCTGTTCTAATGATGCTTTAAGGTTTTCAAACGCCGTGTCGATAGGTTGAAAATCCAACGGAGTTTTATCCGCTGCCCATCCGGTTTTGGCTGTTTGATACGCCGCAGCGTTGGCGTCTTGAATCTTAGAAAGTCCTTCTTTGACTGCGGTCAGCATCTCAGTCGGCGGGACGTTACCGCGAAGATTTTCCGCAAACGCTTTGTTGCCTTCTTTACCCGCTTGGTACGCTTGTTTAAGTGCTTCTTGAGGTTTGCCCGACGCCAGCGACGCTGCGCCGGTCATTACATTTTGAGCGCCGCTAGCAACTCCTTGACGAGCCGCGCCCAATGCGTTTGTAACTGGTTCAGCAGATTCGGCAGCATATCTTAGGTTTTGCCGAAGCGCGTTTGGCATCGGCTGAACAGCCGCAACCCCTTTTGCTCCAATATACGCCGGAATTCCAGAAGTTAAATTTCCAAGTGCTTGTAGATTAGCTTGCGCGCTGGGGCTGACAGGAACATTTGAACCTATCTCCATAATCTGACGGGCGGTTTTCTCTTTAGGAGTACCAGTCAATATTTCTGCGCCCAACCCAATCGGCGCTGCGGCCAACCCTTTCATGCCGCCGTAAATTACTCTGGCTGCTGTTTCTGGAACAGCACCAACCCGCTCCATAAAAGACGGTTCTTGAAGAGTTGGTTGTTCTATTGCGCCGGGGATGTCAGCGGGCGTTGCTTCGCGTGGCGTAAATTTAGGGGCGGCTTTTGTCAGATGCGCGATGACGTCGGCGTCAGAATACCCTTCTTTACGCGCGCCAGTCAGGTCAAACTTGCGTTGCTTGGCGAGATACCCCGCTATGTCGGCATCAGAATACCCTTCTTTACGCGCGCTTTCGACATCGAATGCCATATCAACCCCCAAAAGCGCTTAAAGGTTTTCTACCCGTAGGCGCAGCGGCAGGATTAGCCGCGCCGGAACGCCCTACTTTAGGCGCAGCGCCGGTAAGATAAGTTTCTTTAATTTGGTCAAGAATTCTGTTGACCGTTTCAATAGACTGGCTTGGGTCTGTGACCGAATCCAGCATATTTTTAAGTTCGACGTTAGAGTTAAGCTGTTGCGCCGACATCCCAGTAGCATTTTTGATGGCGTTAACCAACCGCAAACGCCCGCTTTTAATAACGTCGCGTTCAGTCTGTTCCGGCGTTCCAGCCAACCGCCCAACTGCTTGACCTACACCGGATGCGGCAGTTCCAGCGGCGATGTTGGACAGCACGTTGCGGTCTGTGCTTGGGATTGCGCGCATTTGATTAAGATTGCCATACGCGATGCGGATGTTATCCAGTTCAGACGCCAGTTCATTTTTACCTGTCGCGGCTTTTGCTTCCCGTGCGGCGGCGGCAGGTTCTTTACCTGATACACCAATGACGCGCCCTGTACGCGCGTCAACCCGAATTAGTTCGTCAGGATTTTGTGGGTTTCTAATTTCTGTAATTGTCGGCGCGGGCGCTTCTGGGGCCATTCCCCGCGCGATTATTTCGCCGTTTGGACCATACAAAGTTTCGCCGCGCGATACGCCTATCGGGCGCTGTGGGGCTGACGGCAGCGTAATCGGTGCTTGACCCGGCACATAAACAGTTTGGCCGGGGCTGAATGTTTGGGGTTTACGCAGTTCAGCAATCTGGCGCGACAGTTCGGAAACCATCGGCATAATAGCCGGATTCTGGGCCGCAAGCATCGTCAAACCATTACGTTTGCGCTCCAGTTCTGTGATTTGCGCGAGTACGTTATCACCAAAATTAGATGGCAATCCTGACGGCGCAAGCGCGTTTGTAGGCGCGGGTGCGGGTGCTTGCTCCGGCAAATTGGAGCGCACCTTGACGCCAGTACCGCCGCCGCTCAAATTTTCTAAAGACAACGATGGGCTTTGAATAGGAGCGGTGGTGGCTACCGGCGCGGGTTGAGCGGGCGGCGTTGCGGCTTTACCATCGCCCATAGCGGCTAAAAAATTTTTTTGAAACTGCTGTTTTTCTTTGATTTTGTACCCAAGGTCTATGTAATGCGGGACCCCAGATTCAATCATTTTATCAGCAGCGACATCAAGATTGGCTGGCCCACCCGCTTTTGTAATCGCAGCGCGCATATTGTCCAGCGCAAGCGAGTCACGTTGCAGTTGCGCTAACTGCTGCTCATGCAACTGCCGCGATACGCGCCCAGATTTGATCTGTTCAAGCGACGCCACATCCTGCAAAGGATCTGGCATATTGAACTTGGGCGCTTGGTAAGCGTTTACAATCGTTGGGTCAAGAGGTCTAAGTGCCATAATTGACCTTTATTATGGTAAAGAATACTGATTTGGATATGTATTTCCATACATTCCAGACAACGCATTTGTCCGCTGACCATACTGATATAGTTGTCCAGCTTGCCCAATTGCGCTAGACAACGCGTTAGTCCCACCAAGATAACCAGAAGCCCGCGCAGTTCCGATGTCTTGCAGATTCTGACCAGTTTGCGCGCCAAATTGTTGCGCCGCGTTAGTCAACGCTCCAGTTGCAGTCTGCCCAACACCAGCCAATGACTGAAGCGGGTTAAGTTGCGCGTTACGTTCAATCTGATAACGGTTGAAAGCGTTTGTGTACTCTTGCGACGCAAGATCTTGACCGTAGCGTTGCGCCCCTTTGAGCGTAGCGCCAGACAACAAACCGCCGCGAGCAGCGGCAGTACGGTCAAGTGCTTTCATACCTTCGGACAACCGAAACGCGTAACCGGGGTCTTGCGTAAATTGATCCATACCAAACTTGGTATAGTCAGTTAGCGGAATCAGCTTGTTGAGCGCCCCAATACCTGCTTGACGAAACGGTTCTTGAAGTTCAACTTGTTTGTTGAACATCCGTTCTTGAGCATCTTGCGCTGATTGAGTTGCTTCAGCTTGAGTATTAGCTGCGCTTCTTGCAGAACTTGCGCCTAATAATCCTGCGCCGATAGTGGCGGCGGCCATCCAAGCTAAAGGCATATCAGTTCCTTTTGATCAAAACTTGATCAACTTTGTTTGCGTTAGTTTCTTCTGTGGCGTGAACACAAAACCATTCGCTATCCTCAAGTGCGTGAATCACATGATTCACACCCGCTTTAATTTCCATACACGCTGGCGCTTCATATTCAATCTGATCATTATCAGTCAAAACCACAACTTTACCTTTAGCCAAAATGCTCAAGTGACTATAGTTGTGCGCGTGTTGACCGGCTTCAAATCCTTTGGGGATAGTCATACGTTTGGCGTACAAACCATCGCTGAAATGATGTTCAACGCAAGGGTCAACTTCAAAAATCCCTTCGCGCTGACGCATGACATCTGCGTAGCTCATGTAATCTCCCGTCCGTTAGCCCGGATGTTGATCGCTGATGCCGTCCCCGCGATGGTGCTAATGAAGCCGCTAGGCCCAAGCGCAGCGCCAGTTATCTCAGGGAACGTATACGTTTCAGATGGTTGTAGCGTCTTGGTCTTGACGATCAAGTTTTGATTGCCCGCCGAGTCTGCTGCCGTAACCAAATTGACGCTGATCGTCGCCGCTGCCGCGCTGAAGTTGGTCGCGGTAAACTTATCCACAAGCGCGGTCACACCGTTGGCGGTGTACTGGGTCGTCTGGCTAGACTCAGCCAACTTCGCCGGAATCAAGACTCTTACGGTTACACTCATGGTTGCGTCGCCTTGTAAGCTAAGATCTGCGCTTCATAGCTGTCGCCAATTTGCGCTTTCAAAACATCCCGAATCCTGATGGTTTTGCTTTGCTCTGCCCTTTCAGTCCTGATCAACGAACGCAGACGGTCGCGGTACTGGTAATCGCTGATCGCTTGAGCGTCATCGTCAGATAGCGAGTGCGGCAGTTCGTCAATTTTGACGCCCTTGAACGCTACCCAATCCTGCGGCCAATCTTCAGATGGCAACGCCAATAGCATAGCAGAATAGTTGTCAATGTTCACCTGATAAGCGTGGATTTCCATCTCACGGTAATAGGCGTTCATAACTGCGGAAGCTAGTTTTTCGTCGTTAGTAATCATCTTGATTGGTCAGAAAATGACACGGAGTTTGCGACACCTAAAGCGGTTCCGGGGTTAGCATACGCAGAACCAAAACCGCCAGAAGTCCACGGGTAGACCCTAGTATACGGTGGTGTGGACGATATAGAACCAGCAATCTCTGTTGCGGTGCTAGACCACGATACGGATTCTACGGTTTGCAATATTGATGGGCTAGTGTACAAAGAACCAAACCCAGATGACCATTGGTAGACTTTTATCGTGGCGGGAGAGTTATTGTTTCCAACCGCAATTTCAGTCCCAACTGGCGAAAATCTGACCGCGTAAGTTGTTGACCCAATAGGGGTTGAAGGGTTGGCGTATCGTGTTCCAAACCCTGACGATGTTACGGGGTACGCCGCGATAAACGGAGATGACGTACTTCCAACCGCAACGTCATTCGTTACGGGGTTAAAAGATACAGAGTTTGGGTTGTTTCCAAACGGAGGCAGCGTGGCAGGGTTTGAATACTTAGTGCCGTAACCCGACGCAGATGACCAAGGGTACAGCGAGATACAAGGCGACGCGGTTTGGCTAAACGCCACTTGGTTGTTATTGCCGTTCAACGTAACGCCAGTTGCTTGACCTACAGAATTTAACGCCGATCCATTGGTGTACTTGGTCCCAAACCCGCTTGCCGAAGTCCACGCCCACGCTTGTGGGTAGGACACGTTGAGTACGTTTGCCGTTAACAGAGCGTCAACGCTGTCGGTCCAAGTAAACCCTGCGGGGCCAAACGCAGATGGGTTTAAAGGGCTACTTGCGTTAGCGTATTGTGTTCCAAAACCAGAAGAAGACCAAGGCCAAACAAGAAAAAATGGCGACGTAGTACAAGACGCCGAGATGTTTGAGTTGTCACGGACAAAAGAAATTTGGTTGACTGGATTAGAAACCGTTGGGGCGGTGTAGATAGTCCCGAACCCACTTGATGATGACCAAGGGTAAGCGGAAATTCTTTTGCCCGCCGTGGGTCCACCATAAGCAATATAGATTGACGGAACGACGGGGCTAAGACCACCATAAGTAAACATCCCCAGAAAGCCGCTCATGTCACACCCAGACCAAAGACGTACCAAGTATCAGTCGCGACCTTGATCATGGTAGCAACGCCGTTAGACGCGACCGAGCGGTTGCCGGTGGATGTGGAGTTGGCAAGTTTGAGCGTGACACCCGATCCGGCTTGAATGACCAGCGCCGTAGCGTTGCTCACCACGCTAATAACCGTACCGATGTCAAACGCTACGCTGCTATTAGGCGGTACGGTGACGTTGCCGGTCAGGTAAAGGTGCTTGGCTGAGTCTGACAAAACCAGCGTACCGCTAGTGTTGTCCGATTGCGGCATAGCCCGAAAGCCAAACCCGTACAAGTTACCGGCGCTGTCTTTGACCGTTGATGTGCTGTTAAGACCCGTAATGGTCTTGTTGGTCAGCGTTTGCGTACCCGTAAGCGTGACAACGGTGTTGTCAATGCTGATCGTGCCGGTCGTAACAATTGGACCGCCAGTCAGGCCCGTGCCGGTGTTGACCTGGGTGACGCCGCTATCAAACGCTGGCTGACCTACTGGGCCAAGTTCCAACGTGTTAACCATGCTATAGAGTTCGCTTACCTGCGACCCAATTGGGTCGTAGTTAAAGTCTTCAATCGCGGTCGCGTTTGCGCCAGATCCTGTTAGCGTGAACAGGTTTAGAAAGAACCGATACCACTCACGCGACATCAACCCCGTGCGCTGGTCAATAAAATCAACCCGAGGCGCGGGGATCTGCGTGATGTTGTTGATGACGGGCATTATGCGTTTGTTCCGCTCAAGTGCAGTTCAGCCCCCATGATCGCAATCTTGACCGGATCTGTGCCAGACAATTCATACACTCGATCACGCAATTTGAGTGTCATACCAAGGCGACGCCAGAACACGCGCTGCTGATAAACGCCGATCTTGCCAAGAACTGCCCAATGCTCGTTAGACCAAGTATGACCGCCATCGTCTGACCAGCGCAACATTACCTGCGGGTCCGAGCCAACCGTAGGCGCACCTTCGGCAACGCTGACTAAATAGTCACCGCTCTCGGTCGTAATAAATAACCCAGACTCGGTAAGCAGATACGTTGGGTCTGTACCGGCGCTGTTGTTAATACCAACGCCCGACTCGCAGTCTAGCTGTAGGCTATGGTGCGCTGTACGAGTTAGGTTATTCTGACCCGTTGGCAGCGCCCGCCAAGAGCGCAACCACTTTTGAGGGCTACCATTGTCGGCATAAACGTCTAGATCAAAAGCGTACAGATTGCCATTAGCAAAGTCGCCAACAACAATCTCGCTATTAAACGCCATCTGACAGTTGCTGCGATGCCGCAAAAACAGACCGTTAGAGAACGCTGCCCGCTCATGCCACGCCTGTGTAGATACGTCGTACACCCAAGTGGCGTTAGCCGACGGAAACGTCAGTACATAAAAAGCATGACCTTCTTGTTGATATGTGTAGCCAATCGCGTCGCTGATGTTGCCGTATTGGGCAATCGCGTACTCAATTGCGTGGGTGCTTATCCGTTGGCCTGTGTAGCCGTTGGCGCGGTAGACGATGCCCTGCCCACGAGCGTCAGCGCCCAACCAGAACAACCCGTTGTCTAACTTGGCAACCGAAAATGTTGCAGCGCAACCAATCTCGTTATACGCGCCTTGGATGCGTTGCAGCGGGAAGTCTGCATTGCCCGCGTCGTACCAGACTTCAACCGAGTTAGTTCCGAACAACCACACTTCGCGGTGATCAACGATCATGCTAACCAGACCGTCAGGTGATCCTTCTGCGCTGGCAAAATCCAACGGGTCAATCGACGTACCTTCTAACAGCGCGGTCACCCAGACTTTTTGGCTGTTAGGTTCAATAAATACAAAGTACCCGTCTAGATAACCAACAGTTACAGCGCCGGGAAAATCTACGTCAGTAATCTGTACAAATACGTTAGTCAGCGAGTTGTAGATGTAGCTTGGGCCGTTACAAGCAACAAACAATTGCGTACCGTTGTCGGACATACTAACCGGCCCTGTGCCGGATACCGTACCCAACAACGTCGCGGTGTAATTGCTGGTGATCTTGTAAAGTTGCGACCCGCTGACAACGTAGCCAACACCGTTAAACGTCCACAGCCCACGAATGGGGCCAGTACCAACGGTAGCAAGCAGCGTCAGGCCAGGAGCGCGGTTTAGGAATGCGGCTTCTTTGCCGCCTTCAGGGACAATCTCAGGAAAGAGATTGACCATGCGATTGTCAGCGGCGTTGATGCTCCGAGCAACATACGCCGATCCCAGAATCGGCGTCTTCATCAGTAATTACCAGCGTAGACGTTGAACCGCTGGCGCGTCGCAACTAGCGAGTACGGCATTGCCATCACATCGTCAGGATTGTTGATGCGCTTGAGGTTGCGTTTGCTGGTCATAGCGATCCGCTTGACCTGTTCTGACGGCTCAACGCCAAACTCAGGCGCGATTTCCATCGCCAGATTGTAGGTAAACGCCCGCAAGTACCCCGGCGGAAAAGCTAGTATGGTAGCCAGCGTCGCCGGTTCGGACAACTCTTCAACGCTGATGAAGTGGAACTCCAGCAAGCGCGTTGGTTTTGGATAGATGTAAATGTCAATGTCGGGGTAGGTCATGTTTACAAACATGACCTGCGGGTAAGTGGACGTTACGGTCTTGACCGCAATACCGTCGTACTGCTGCTGGTTGATCAGCTTGATGCCGTAAGACACATTGGTCTGTGGATCACGGAAGTACGTCGCGTCATCAACCAGAATGGGACGAACCGCAGTACCGTTTGTTCGCACCAAAGACCCTGACGGTCCGAGCGTGGCGTTGATTGCACCAACAGGCCAGTTTACGATCTGATCTATGGTGGAGAAGACCGACAAGCGCTCGGTGTTCCAACTGTCAATCATCTGATTCATTGCCATCAATGAATCTTGCATCACCGACGCCGATGACGTTTCACCTTC